GATGAATTATGCCAAACTATTGGTACTTGGGGAGTTAGTGGACACCATACATATATAGTAGATTGGTTTAATACAGAAATTGCAGATGCAAATTATTTGTTTCCACCTTCTGGCCAGCCTTACTCTCCACTATCATTGGTAGCTGGATTTAGCTGGAATAATACAAACATAAATGATACTGGTCTTATAGTAATTGGTATGTCTATTAATGATATTAGAAAACAATTTGGCACTGTAATTCATGAAGCTGGTGGACATGCTGGACATCCACTTGACTGGGGTGGCGAACATACAACGGCAATGGGTAATGCCAAATTATTAAATACTCAACAAAATATAGATTTAAATGCGCTTTATAAAAACTATTTAACAACTCATATTGGACCTAATCATGATTACCTAGGCGGAACCTTTGCTAATCTTTTTCCTGCAAGCCAAACCCCTAGTCTTGCAATTAGTAATGCAAAAATTGCATGGTTGAATAAATATCAAATCAATCTGCCAATGGGGTATATTACAGATCTTTCATCGTCATCATATAATGAAGACAATATAGAGGATGAATTCTTAGCTAGAGTTTATGCAACGATGGCAACAAATAAATGTATTACATTTACTGATGATATATGGCCTGTTATGAAAGAGGTTTCACCTTCTCTAGCTGGAATAATTGATATAGATATGGCAAGAAGGATAGATACAGAGATGAGAGTTATGATGAAGTTAGACAAGAGGACTTATAATATGGGTTTCCACGAGGAATTATAGATGGACCGTAGAGCTTATAATATATAAATAAGTCTATATAGAGAGGAAATGAAATGGCAACACCAACTACAAGAGCTACATTACAAGAATACGCTTTAAGAGCTTTAGGCTCGCCAGTGATTGAAATTAATGTAGATGATGACCAAATAGAAGATCGTACTGATGATGCAATACAATTCTACCAAGAATTTCATTCAGATGCTGTTATTCGAACATATTTAAAACATCAACTTACTGCTGCTGATATAACTAATAACTATATTACAGTAAGTGATAATGTTACGGCTGTTATGCGTATGTTGACTGGTGGTCAATCATCCGGTTCTTCTCTATTTGATATGGGTTATCATATGCGTCTTAATGATGTCTTTATGATACAAGGTTTATCAACTCAAATTCAAACGTATGAGCAATCATTACGACATCTATCTTTGATTGAGATGAGTTTAAACAGTGTAGAACATCTTAGGTTTAGTAGACATATGAATAGGCTTCATATGGACGAAGGGTTTGGTGACTTACAAGCTGATCAATATATAGTTATTGAAGCCATGTCTATTATAGACCCAGCAACATATGCTGATGTATATAACGATTTATATTTAAAGAAGTATCTTACTGCATTGATTAAACGCCAATGGGGTGCAAACATGATGAAGTTCGAAGGATTTCAACTACCAGGTGGGATAACAATGAATGGTAGACAAATGTTTGATGATGCAATAGAAGAGATATTAAGATTAGAAGAAGAATGTAAGTTGACTTGGGCAATGCCAGACAACTTTTTAATGGGATAATTAATGGCTACAAGCGTATACTTTTCAGGTGCAGTAAAATCTGAACAGGATCTTTACGAAGACCTTGTTTTAGAAAGCATAAAAATATTTGGGCAAGATGTCGTATACATCCCAGCAGAGCGTATATATGAGGATACATTATTAAATGAGACTCTAAATCAATATACCCACGCCTATCCAATAGAAATGTATTTAGAAAACGTCGAAGGATTCGAGGGTGATGGTAATCTATTAGGTAAATTTGGCTTAGAGATTAGGGACCAAGGTACATTTGTTGTACCTAAAAAGCGTTGGCATAGTGTGGTAGGTGAAAATTTAGATATAGCATTAGGAAACAATATAACTACAATTCCATCTGAAGGTGATTTATTATGGATGACAATGACTGATAGGCTATTTGAAATTAAGTATGTAGAACCTAAGCTACCATTTTATCAAATGCAAGATTTACCAGTTTATACATTAACAGCTGAATTATTTGAATATAATGACCAGAATTTTGATACTGGTATGCCTGAAATAGATAATATTGAATTAATTTATGCTAATTCTTATTCATATACAACTACAGCAGCTGCCGGCACAAACGATTTAGAAATTGGTGAGTTTGTTCATCAATGGACAGGTTTAACAGATGATGGTGGAACTAATATTAATATTATATCTAAAGTGGCTGCATATGAGAAAGTAGATACAACAACATATACAGTAATGCTTGTCTCTCCACACCAATCAACAAATGGTGATGGTACATTTATGGAAAATTCTGTTCATGCTACAAGATTACTTGTTGGTCAAAAATCTGGTTCCTCAAGGCAAATTACTGTTGACTTGACAGGTACCCTTAAGACTGAATATAACTTAGATGCATTTGCAGATAATGATGAATTTGAATTAGAAGGTGATAGCATTATAGACTTCTCAGAAGTTAATCCATTTGGTGACCCATAATGTTTGAAAATCATTGGTACCATGAATCGACAAGGCGGATGGTGTCCGTTTTTGGCTCTTTGTTTAATGACTTAGAAGTTGTTAAAAAAGATGCTAACGATAAGGTATTAGCAAAAATTAAAGTTCCCCTTGCATATGCACCAAGGAGTAAGGTACTTGCACGTTTAACAGAACAAACAGGGGACCCTAAATTTGCTATTAGGTTACCACGAATATCATTTGAAATAAGCTCTATGGAATATGATGCTAATGCACGTGTATCCAAACATAAGAGCTATAAAAAGGTTGTTGTAGGTGATACACTTAACCTAAATACATTAAGAGCTCCAGCTGTATATAAAGTTGGATTTGAATTAAATATTCTTGCTAAGACACAAGATGAAGCATTACAATTATTGGAACAAATACTTCCAATGTTTCAGCCAGAATATACAGTAACAATAAAAGATATTCCAGATATGGATTTAACCACTGACACCCCAATTGTTTTGGAGAGTGTCACATTAAATGATGATTATGAGGGTGATTTAGTTACGAGGAGAGCTATAGTATATACTTTAGTATTTGGAACTCGTATTAGATATTATAGAGGTTTATTTAAGACTAAACAAATTTTGGAAACTGCAGTTGACTATTCAGAAAATGTTGACCCAACAACTCATAAAATTGAGACACAGGCAATAGATGGTACTACAACATCTGATGGTGCTGGCGGTTTTAAAGAACCATACACTGAAACTATTAACTTTTTTGACACGGACGTATAACTATGTATAATTATAAAGCAACATTAATGAGAGTCGTTGATGGCGATACCATTGATGCAGAAATAGACTTAGGATTTAAAATATTTATTAAAGAGAGGATTCGTTTAATGGGTATAGATACTCCTGAGAGTAGAACAAGAAACCTAGCTGAGAAATCATGGGGTAAGGCTGCTAGTGCCAGATTATCAGAATTATTGGCAGAAGCTGATGGTAAATTTACTTTGGTTACTAAAATGCAAAAGAAGGGAAAGTTTGGACGAATACTAGGGACTATACAGGTCTCAACAAAGGACGGTATCGTTGATGCCAACCAAGTTTTAATGAATGAAAATTTTGCTATACCCTATACTGGTGGTAATAAAGAAGAGAGTAGAACAGCAGCAGGAGTATTAGATTTATGGAACACATATTATGAGCACACCACGGAAGGTTGATAAAGATTACGAAAATGTAAGAAAACAGTTTTTTGATTTAGCCTCACAAGGAGATGAAGCTATATCACTTATGCTTGAACTTGCTAGAGAGTCAGAACATCCTAGAGCTTTTGAAGTTCTTGGGATGTTAATTAAACAAAATGCTGAGATATGCGAAAAGATTCTTAAACTTCATAAGACTAAAAAGGAAGTTGATAAAGATGACGTACGCGCATTAGCACAAACAAAAGGAACAACACATAATAACGTGTTTATAGGTTCTACTGCTGAGTTACAAAAGATGTTACGTGATGAAATAATAATAGAACCAGACACAAATTTCACAGAAGATGAGTAAAACAGAGAATTGGTATTTAGGTAATCCTAATGTCCGTGGTGCAGACATTGAACACCCCTGGACAAAGGAAGAATTAAAAGAATATAAAAAATGTTTAGACGATCCAGTATATTTTGCAAAAGAATATTGTAAAATAATTCACCTTGATGAAGGATTAGTTGATTTTAATTTATATCCATATCAAGCAACAATGTTTGAACATTTTGAAGATAATAGATTTAATATTATTCTTGCATGTCGTCAAAGTGGTAAATCAATTGCTGTTTGTGCATATCTTTTATGGTATGTTATATTCAAAGGTGAACAGGTTGTAGGTATTCTTGCTAATAAAGAAGTTATTGCTAGGGAAATGCTGGGTAGGATTACTCTTATGTTAGAGAATATTCCGTTCTTCCTTCAGCCTGGATGTACATCTCTTAATAAGAAATCAATATCTTTTTCCAATAACTCAAGACTTATAGCATCAGCCACATCATCAAGCTCTATTCGTGGTATGTCACTTAACCTCGTATACCTTGATGAGTTTGCATTTGTTGATAATGCTTCAGAATTTTATACTTCAACGTATCCAGTAATATCATCTGGTAAAACATCTAAAGTTATTATTACATCCACAGCTAATGGTATTGGTAATATGTATCATAAGTTATATGAAGGAGCTATTCAAAAGACAAATGAATTTATGCCATATAGAGTAGACTGGTGGGATGTACCAGGAAGGGATGAAGAGTGGAAACGAATGACCATTGAAAATACTTCCCCATTACAATTTGACCAAGAGTTTGGTAATTCATTTCATGGTACGGGTAATACATTAATATCTGCTGAAACATTATTAGCTTTAAGAGCAAGACATCCTATTGAAGAACAAAATAATGTAAAAATATTTGAACATCCTATAGAAGACCATAATTATTTAATGTTTGTTGATACGTCTAGAGGACGAGGAATGGACTATTCTACATTTAATGTGATTGATGTGAGTACAAATCCATTTAATCAAGTATGTGTATATAGATGTAATACGATGAGTCCATTATTATTTCCTGATTTACTTTATAAATATGCTATGCATTATAATATGTGTTATGTAATTGTTGAATCAAATGATGCTGGTCAAGTTGTGGTTAATGGTTTATACTATGATTTAGAATATGAGAATGTATTTGTAGAGAGTATGATTAAAGCTAATGCTATTGGTGTAACTATGACTCGAAAGGTTAAAAGAATGGGTTGTTCAAATATAAGAGATATAATGGAACAAAAGAAATTAATAATAAATTGTGAAGATACTATAAGAGAGATGAGTACATTTGTTGCAAAGGGTTCTTCATATGAGGCAGATTATAATAATAATGATGACCTTATGATGAATTTAGTATTATTTGGTTGGTTTACGTCTACAATGTTCTTTAGAGAAGCTACAGATGTTAAGTTAAAACACATGTTATATAAAGAAAAAGTTAAACAATTACAAGATGAAGTGATACCAGCAGGTAATATATATACAGACAGAGATAATCATCCGTTTGGAAAGGGATGGGAAGTGTGGAGAGGATGAAAATTATAAATAAGTATATTGAGAATAATTCTTATTATGATAATCTTATAACAAAATGACAAGGGGTATTAAATGGCTAATCTAGTTTCGCCTGGAGTACAGGTAAAAGAAATAGATTTAACTAATGTCGTTCCATCAGTATCATCAACGGTAGGAGCTATGGCTGGATCATTCCAGTGGGGTCCTGCAGATGAAGTTACTACCGTAAGTAGCGAAACGGAATTAGTTGATAAATTTGGAAAGCCTGACGCAAACACTTTCGAAAGTGTTTTAACGGCTGCCCAATTTTTAAGTTATGGCAGCGCTTGCAAAGTTGTCAGGGCTGTTGGTACATCAGCACGAAATGCTACGGCATCTGGTACTGGTATTCTAACAAAAAACAAAACTATATTTGATAGTCAAACACCTGCAGCAGGAGACTGGGCACAAGCTCGTTGTCCTGGTGTTACAGGTAATGCTATCGGTATAGCTTATGCAACAGATCCATCAAGTTTTGGTGGATCGGCTTGGTGGGCCGCTAATGTAGAAAGCGCACCAGGAACATCAGCGGGGGCACTAGCGGTAGGTGGCTCGAATGATGAAATTCACTTACTCGTTTATGATTCAAATGGTACAATTACAGGTACAGCTGATACTGTACTTGAATATTGGACTTTTTTAAGTCAAGCGAGTGACGTCAAAGCTACAGATGGTACATCTTTATACTATAAGGATGTTATCAATGAAGGCTCAAAATATGTATTTGTAGGTAATCATCCAGCAACTTTAACAGATGCCGGTGAATCAGCTACTTCTAATGCATTTACACGTGTTGCACACGCGTTTAATGAATTTAGTGGTGGTATAGATGATAATATATTAACAGTAGGTGAAACTAATACTGCTTATGATTATTTTGCCGATGCAGAAACTATGGACGTCAGCTTAGTGTTCCAAGCTAATTCAAGCTTGAGTGCAGGTGATAATATCACACTAAGTAATTATATAACTGCCTTAACGGCAGCAAGAAAAGATGCAGTTGGTTTTGTCTCACCAGAGAGAACCGCTACAGTAAACGCAGCAGCACCGGCTACTACAGTAGCTACATGGAGAACAGGAACAACCTCAACGTCTTATGGCTTTGCAGATTCAAGTTCTTTATATGTGTATGACAAATACAATGATGTATATCGTTGGATTTGCGCGGCAGGTTCCACAGCAGGATTAACAGCTAACGCTGATTTAGTCGCAGATGCTTGGTTCTCACCAGCTGGATTTACTCGTGGTAATGTACGCAACGTTACTAAACTAGCATGGAATCCTGACCAAGCACAAAGAGATGCTTTATACAAGACGGGTGTTAACCCTATTGTAACATTTCCTGGTTCAGGTACAGTGTTATTTGGTGACAAAACAATGCAAATTAAACCATCAGCGTTCGATAGAATTAACGTTCGTAGATTGTTTATTGTAATGGAAAAAGCGATATCAACAGCATCTAAAGCATCATTATTTGAATTTAATGATGAGTTTACGAGGGCTCAATTCAGAAACATGGTTGAACCTTTTTTAAGAGATGTTAAAGGACGTAGAGGTATTACGGACTTTAAGGTAGTTTGTGATGGTACTAATAATACTGGTAACATTATAGATACTAATAAGTTTGTTGCAGATATTTATGTTAAGCCTGCACGTTCTATTAACTATATCACACTTAACTTTATTGCCACTCGAACTGGTGTAGAGTTTAGTGAAATCGCAGGAGGTAATTAAAGATGGCTATTTTAGGCGTAGATGATATGAAAGCCAAGTTAGTTGGCGGCGGTGCTAGACCTAATCTATTCAAAGTAACGATGGGTTTTCCATC